TGATGAACAATTTATTAAAAAACCAACAGATCTTGTTGAGGGTTACTTGTATTATAATGAAGACACAAAACAATTTGAATTTAGTACAGAATTTTTAGGTTATTGGGAAAATGTTGATCCTAATACCCCATATTACCACAATGCTTATAGTATAAGATACCCACTTTATGGTGGTGATAATCAAAGTACTACGGTTTTGGACCCGGCAATCATGTATAAACAGGGTTGTGTAAGTCCTGACAAAGCAAACTATGGAAATTACTGCATTTGGAGTGGTCAAAAATATGTTTATAAAACAGTTAACAGGGCTGTTTACCCACCTTACAAAGATTTAGTTAAACTTGAAAAATGGAGGTTTGGTAAAAATACAGGTGAAATTTTAGAATATGACATGTTACAACTTGGACCTGACGCTGAACTATGGAAATATAGTGGCCCTGGCAAAAGTTCAAAATATCATGACGCTGAAGGTAATAAAAAACCAGGTATTGACTTTGAAGACCCTAATTCATAGTTACCGATTTTGAGTGGTATCGACAGTAATCATTAAAACAGACTCTTGATCCTCTTTAGATAATTTTCTAAATTCTCGTCTAATAACTCGTTTTGCGATACGATCAGATTTTCGTTTTGTGATAAAAGTACCATCATTTAACTCATACATCTCAACAGATTTACAAGAAAATAAAATTGTCGATAACAATACTATAGAAAGGATTTTTTTCATTTTTTTGGTCTTTATATTTCCACAAATGTAGTGAAAATATACCCTCAAAACAAATGTTATCAAACTTTTTTGATATTTATCATAAAATAAACCTAAAATAGTTTAACTATGAAATTAACAAAAGAACAATTATTGGGTATCGTAAGACACGCGATCACATTTATCGGTGGTATCCTTGTAATGAAAGGATTGGTTGACGACTCATTAGTTCAAGAAGTCATCGGTGGTGCAACCACATTAGCTGGGGCAATTTGGTCTATAGTTGACAAAAACAAAGCTTAAATTTTTTTATAACCCCCATTTACAAAAAGTGGGGGTTCATCTATTTATACAAATATGGAAAACTTAGCATCTATTATAGTCGCATTCATCACCGGTGTTATAGGGCCAATTGCGATTTTATATATCAAACACATCTTAGATAAGAGAAAAAAGAAACCCGATATGGTTATGGATACCTTAAGGGTTAGTGAATTAGTAAATTCAAAACTTGATCACATAAAAGAAGAATTTAATGCCGATAGAGTATGGGTTTCACAATTCCACAACGGTGGTAATTTTTATCCAACTGGAAGATCAATGGCGAAGTTTTCAATAATGTATGAAACAGTAGGTTTAAACGCCGCTTCGGTACAATCTAATTTTAAAAATATACCCGTGAACCTATTTTCAAGATCTATAAATGAATTATTAAATAATGATGTTATAGAAATATCAGACTTTAAAGATGAAACTATTCCTACATTTGGTTTGAAGTATATTGCAGAAGAAACAGGATGTAAGTCAGAGTATTTATTTGCTATTAAAACAATAGATGACAAATTCATTGGTGTACTATCTTTAGACTACACTAAAAGAAAAACAAAATTAAATATGGAGGATATCAATCACCTCCAAGTTCACGCCTCATCTTTAGGTGGAGTTCTTATGACATATTTGGCTCAGTAAATTATTTTCATTACCTTTACGGTATGAATATCTTCTTTTTAGACTTTGATACAAACAAATGTGCAAAATATCATTGCGATAAACATGTCGTTAAAATGATATTGGAAACTGCTCAACTTTTATGTGGCGTTCATCACATAACCGACCAAGTAACCGATCAAGTACCGTACAAGTTGTCCCACAAAAATCACCCGTGTGCGATATGGACTCGTAGTTCGTTATCCAATTACTTATACCTTTGTGATCTTGGTTTAGAGTTATGTAAAGAATATACCTATCGTTATGGTAAGAGACACAAATCTCAAGATGTGATTGAGTGGTGTTTAATTAACAAACCAAATATACATGATGTTGATTTTACATGTCCACCACTTGCAATGGGAGACGAATTTAAAATAGGTAATGATGTGATTGAATCTTATAGAAACTATTATCGAGAAGCGAAAAAAGACTTTGCAAAATGGAAAAACCGAGAAATTCCTGAATGGTTTGATCTATAATGATATTTATTATAAAAATGTCAATGAGATCTAAATATATAATCGAAGATATCTTAAAAAAAATATTAGTTGAGGGTGAGACGAATATCGGAGGACCATTCAAAACTGATTTAGAAAACGGACCAAAAAATCATGGTGCAAGAGCATTAGGTAATTGGCAATCCGATAATGCTTGGGATATTTTTGCACCTGCAGGAAGTGTTGTTAATTCATATACAGACGGAAAAGTTTTAAAAGTAAAAGCATCAGGAAAAAGATCAGGTAAGATTTATGGTACTCAAGTAACAGTTACCGGAGATGAAGGTTATCCTGATATTTTTTACACTCACTTAAAAAATGTTAACTTACAAAAAGGTGATGTCGTTAAGGTTGGAGATAAAATAGGTGAAGTTTCAGAATGGGATACTAATCCTAAATCAACCCATGTTCATATTGGACTCCCAAGAGGTAATCATTTAAAAGATTTACTAAAAAACTCTTCAGTCATTTTTAGTGGTACAGGAAATGTTAAACCACCTAATAGTGTTGTTAGTGATGAACCAGCCAAAGAACAAAAACCTCAAAAACCAAAATCGGCTTTAAACCAATTAGACTCATTTATTGCGTTTTTAAAAGGTGAAAAAGTTAAAACGGACACTGGTGATCTTTTGGATGTGGATGATGAAGAAAGTGATCAGGAGGAAAAAGTTGACGACTCTTCTCAAGTTGTTGTGGATATAAAAGATTATAAAATTACAGAACCGTCAAGCGACGACAAAGATTTTTATAATAAAGTTCTCCAAAAGTTAGGCGCTCCAGTATCGAAACAAAATCTTTTGTTCTTTTATGCGTGGAGACAGGCAGAAGGGGCTAAATCAACATTTAACCCATTTAATACCACACAACCAAAAGAAGGATCGACCTTATGGAATTGTCTTAGAAAAAAAGATGGTAGATGTGTTGGTGGTGTTAGAAATTATAAAACTAAACAAGATGGTATTGATGCAACTGTAAAAACAATCACTAATGGAAATTACAAATGTATTGTAGATGGGTTAAAGGGTGATAAAGGGGCATCAAAAATTGCCGAGTGTTCAGACCTTAAAAAATGGGGTACTGGTGGAGGTATTACCAGAGTTCTTAAAACAAAAAGTATCAAACCACCTGAGATCTCAAAAACAGAAGTTAAATCAATTAAAGAGGGTTTAAACGAAGAATCAAAACGAATTTATAGTTTAATCAAAAATCTTTAATATCTTTGTTGACACTAACATATATTTATAATATCATTTCACTATAAAACTTGAAATTATGAACGAAGAAATTAAAGAAGTAGAATTGTACTCCTATTTTGTAAATGGGAAAGAGTTGTGGACCTCTAATGTTATTTTCGCAGACATCAGAGCGAAACAGAACAATAGTAAACTTTATGTACACACAGTAATAGTTGAAGAATAAAAAAAAATAAAAAAGTTCACAAAGTACTTGACAGATTGAAATAAATCACTTAACTTTGTAAAACAAATCAGGAAAAGTCCTGAAAAGTTCTTTGAAAAAATTAGATTATCCGTTCAAGATAAGTTTCGTCAAATTCTATGACGAGTAATTGAGATGAAATTCTCACCTTTGACTGATAAAGATATTGGGCCGTGTATGGTCCATTAAAATAAACCATGAAAGTGGGATAAAGTGAGTCGGAAGTGTAACCGATTTGCGGCTTCTTAGGGAGCTTGAGTACACAAGCGGGATACCGTTTAACCTTTAGTACCGAGGGCAACGCTGTAGGGAAAGTGGTTAGATGATTGGGCGATGTGGGTCGTCCGATTGAGGTGGGAACACCAATAGGAATAACTCGTAGGGATATTGCAAAACATAAAATTATCCAATTTTATTATTGCGTGTTCCAATATGAAAGGTGACTTAAAACCGAAAGGTATGTTAATGTACGGGTGGTGCCGTTATTAACCTTGATAAACTTCTACCAAGGGGTTAATCTCGAAGTAATCTTAAAATATGGAAATGGGGACATTTCAGAGAGTAGTTGAGTATCGACTCGTTCAAAAGATGGGTTGGCTTGGTTGGCGGACCACTACTTTCACAATCCACAACACAAACTTATGGAACTGTTGATTATTCCAATAATTAAATATGACTTAAGGAAAAGTGTCCGTCAGGTTTGGATGAAAGGTGACTACATAGTAATGAGCCGTTCATTGCACACAGAGATCCCAAGTCGATGTGTAATTATCCGAAAAACCTTTAGTCCCGCAAGGACGAGCTGGGGAGGCATTCTCGGGAAGAGTAGATTAGGATGAGAGTAATTCAAACCTCAAGGAGTGGTACACCTAAAAGACCGTCACTGAGAAATACTTCTCAAAAGGAAGTGGATAAGAGTAGAAACAATAATGACTCTAAAGGTTCTCACAAAAAACTGTAATCTCAGGTTTTTATTTTTAAAAAGGAGCCACCGGTAAAAAAATTTAGGGACGATGTGAATCGATCCCTTTTTTTGTTTTTACGGATTCGTAAATAAGATCAATAAAGTTTAACATTTCATCATGACTCATGTTATTTTTGGCATAGTTACAAGCCATACTTATAAATTGTATGTTTCCTTTCACATATCCTAAATTACTATCAATTCTATCTAAAGATGCTGTATTGATATTGTTACCATCTTCATTAGGGTGAAATAATTTTACACCACTATAAACACAAACACCACTCTGTATTTCCCATTGATCTAAAAGATCCTGTAAATCTATATTATAATCATGATGTCTTTTTTTTACTCTCCTGAAATGTTCTCTAAGTCCTGTAAATTGATCTCTACGATTGTTTGAATGAGGTAAAATGTATTTAATATTTTCAACCACATAATCATTAAGGTGGAGGTGATTATTAATTCCCGAACACTTTAAT